TATGCTAAGGGTGAACCGATTAAATAAAAGCACTTAACTGAAGTTGAAGTTAGGTGCTTTTATTATGTTTTAGTTTAGGAGGTGATCCGATATCTCCCAGCGATAGGGTTATCCTGCGATGACGATTGAAAGGAAAATAGAATGGCGAGGAAACAGAGACTTGGCAATCAGAATCCTACTCAATCGGTGATTTTAAAATACGTCAAGAAAAATTCAAAAGCTAAAGAAGCGATTGAACTTTACGAACGGACTGGTCTTTCTTGCTATGCTTGGCAGAAGAATCTTTTGCTGCCTATGATGGCTATTGACAAGAACGGTCTTTGGGTGCATCAGAAGTTTGGTTACTCTATTCCTCGTCGGAATGGGAAATCTGAAATCCTTTATATTCTTGAAATTTGGGGATTGCATAAGGGATTGAATATCCTGCATACGGCTCACAGGATTTCTACATCTCATTCCTCTTTCGAAAAGGTCAAACGATACCTTGAGAAAATGGGGTATGTGGATGGTGAGGATTTTAATTCTATTCGTGCGAAGGGGCAGGAGCGGATTGAACTTTATTCAACAGGTGGTGTTATCCAATTCCGTACTAGGACATCAAATGGTGGTCTTGGTGAAGGATTTGATATGCTGATCATTGACGAGGCCCAGGAGTACACGACTGAGCAAGAATCTGCCTTGAAATACACGGTAACGGATAGTGAGAATCCCATCACAATCATGTGTGGGACACCTCCGACACCAGTATCAAGTGGTACTGTCTTTACTAAGTATCGTGAGACATGTCTATTTGGGAAAGGGAAGTATTCTGGCTGGGCTGAATGGTCAGTTTCTGATGAAAAGGAGATTGACGATGTGGAAGCCTGGTACAATTCAAATCCATCTATGGGTTACCATTTAAATGAGCGTAAGATTGAAGCAGAACTTGGTGAGGATAAGCTGGACCATAATATCCAACGTTTGGGATTTTGGCCAACTTACAACCAGAAATCTGCTATTTCTGAAACGGAGTGGAATGAGCTCAAGGTGAATGACATACCAGAATTGTCTGGCAAGCTGTCTGTTGGTATCAAGTATGGCCAAGATGGAACGAACGTGGCTTTGAGCATTGCTGCACGTACCAAGGATGGCCGTTTCTTTGTGGAAACAGTCGATTGTCAATCCGTTCGTAATGGGAATGAGTGGATGGTTGCTTTCTTGCGTCAAGCTGATGTGGCTCAGATTGTCATTGATGGCGCAAGTGGTCAAAAGATCTTGGACGAAGAGTTGAAGGACTACAGAATCAAGAATGTGATTCTTCCGACGGTGAAAGAAATCATCGTGGCCAACGCTCTTTGGGAACAGGGAATCTACCAGAAAACCATCTGTCACGCTGGCCAGCCATCGCTATCAAAAGTAGCTACTAACTGCGATAAGCGGAATATTGGTTCAAATGGTGGCTTTGGTTATCGATCGCACTTTGACGACATGGATATTTCTTTGATGGATAGTGCTTTGCTTGCGCACTGGGCTTGTGCTACGACTAAGCCTAAGAAAAAGCAAAAAATCAGTTATTAAAATAAGCGGTCAGGTGACTGCTTTTTTTGATGCCCAAAAATTACCGAACTGCCGGGGAAGCAGGAGAAAGGAGACATGAGAATGTCAGAATTTAAACCAATCACTACACAAGAAGAATTTGATGCTGCTATTAAAGGGCGCTTGTCTCGAGAAAAAGAGAAGTATGTCGACTACGACCAGCTCAAGTCCCGTGTTGCAGAATTGGAAGAAGAAAATGTTGGCTTGAAGTCAACAATTGAAGCTAGTAATCAAAGTAAGGAAGATTCAGATAAGCAACTTGAAGAATTGCGGAATAAAATCGCTGGTTATGAGACAGCTAGTCTGCGAACTCGCATTGCATTGAAACATGGGCTACCTTACGACCTCGCAGATCGTTTGCAGGGAAATGACGAAGAAAGCTTTGAAGCGGATGCAGAGCGTTTGGCTGGATTTATCAAACCAGCAACTAAAGTAGCGCCTGTTAGATCAACAGAACCTGTTTTAGAAAAAACAGAAAATACATCGTATAAAAACCTAATTCAAGGTTTAGAGATTGAAGAATAAAGGAGAAATCATATGACAGATCAACTATCAAGAGGAACATTATTTGACCCAATGCTTGTGACAGACCTTATCAACAAAGTTAAAGGTCACAGCTCACTTGCTAAATTATCTAATCAACAAGCGATTCCTTTCAATGGATTGAAAGAATTTACGTTCTCGTTAGATGCTGATGTAGATATTGTTGCAGAAAACGGGAAGAAAACGCATGGTGGTGCAAGTCTAGAACCTGTAACTATTGTGCCTATCAAAATCGAGTATGGCGCTCGTGTATCTGATGAGTTCATTTTTGCATCAGAAGAAGCTAAAATTGACATTTTGAAGTCATTTAATGAAGGTTTTGCTAATAAAGTAGCTCGTGGTATTGATATCATGGCTTTCCATGGCGTAAATCCACGTACTAAACAAGAATCAACTGTTATCGGGGATAACTGTTTTGACAAAGCAGTTACTCAGACAGTGAACTTTACAACAAGCGATCCAGATACTAATGTCGAAGATGCAGTTAAAATGATTCAAGGTGCTGATAATATCGTTAGCGGAATGGCTATTGATACTACATTTGCAAGTGCGCTAGCTAGCATGAAGAACTCAGCTAATGAGCGCCTATACCCTGAATTGGCATGGGGAGCAAATCCAGGAGCCATTAATGGTCTACCTGTAGATGTGAATACTACAGTTGGTCTTAATGTTGGGACCAACAAGGATGTTGCTATTGTTGGTGACTTTGCTAACATGGTTAAATGGGGATATGCTAAGCAGATTCCACTCGAAGTCATTCGATATGGTGATCCAGACAATTCTGGAAAAGACTTGAAAGGTTATAACCAAGTCTATCTTCGTGCAGAAATCTATCTCGGATGGGGAATTTTGGATAAAAACAGCTTTGCTCGTGTTGTGAAAGCGGGGTAGTATATGGAATACATTAATGTAAAAACAGGGGCCACTATCGTTACTGAAAATGAAATTAGTGGAGGTGATTGGGTTCCGGTTGGAGAATACAAGCCATTGGACTCATTGACTAACGCAGCATTGAAAGAAATCCTTGATGAAAAAGGAATTACTTATGACAGCCGTGCAACGAAAACAGAATTACTTTCACTAATTGAACAAACTAATACTGATGCCCAGTAGTGGTTTGATTGGAGGTAGAAATGGAAAACTTTGCAACAGTAGAAGATGTTCAAACATTGTGGCGAACATTGAAATTCGATGAGAAAGAACGAGCCGAAGCACTGTTGGAAGTTGTTTCTCATTCTCTTCGTGTTGAAGCTAAAAAATTTGGTAAAGATTTAGATGGGTTAGTGTCAACTGACCCATCATTTGCTTCAGTAGTCAAGTCCGTTACGGTAGATGTAGTAGCCCGTACCTTGATGACCTCAACAAACCAGGAGCCGATGACTCAATTTTCTGAGAGTGCCCTAGGCTATTCAGTGAGTGGCTCTTATCTAGTTCCTGGTGGAGGTCTCTTTATTAAAGACTCAGAATTGAAACGTCTTGGTCTTAAGAAACAAAGATATGGGGTGATTGATATTTATGGGACAGATTAAAGGAATTACTGTAACTTTGATTGGAAAAACCAAGTCAGGTAAAGATGACTTTGGACATACTATTTATGAAAATTCAGAAATTCAAATAGATAATGTTCTGGTTGTTCCATCTTCAACAGAAGATATCACAAATCAGCTCAATTTGACGGGGAAAAAAGCTGCTTATACGCTAGGTATCCCAAAAGGTGATCAGAACGAATGGGAGGACCGTGAAGTACGTTTCTTTGGACGTAAATGGCGCACGATTGGTATACCTCTAGAAGGTATCGAAGCAATGATGCCATTAGACTGGAATAAGAAAGTTATGGTCGAGACTTATGAGTAAAATGAAATTCGAATTAAATTCATCTGGAGTGTCAGAACTTCTTCGTTCTGCTGAAATGCAGAATCTCTTGGGAGAAAAAGGGAAGGAAGTTGCAGATCGAGCTGGAGAAGGTTTTGAATTGACTGTATCACCTGGTCAAAAGCGTGCAAATGCCACAATAAGTACAACAAATATCAAAAGCAGAAAGAAAAATGCTAAGGATAATACATTGTTAAAGGCTTTAAGATGATTGAAAAAATTGTAAAAAAATACCTAGACGAACAATTAGATGTTCCGTCTTATTTTGAGCATGACACTAACATGCCTGAGACATTTGTAATCATTCAAAAAACTGGAGGTGGAGGGAACAATTATGTTCACTCTGCCACTTTTGCTTTTCAAAGTTATGCACCATCGCTTCAAAAAGCTGCTGAATTAAATGAAATTGTAAAAAATGCAATTGAAAACATAATCACAGTAAATGAAATCAGTGGTGTTCATCATAATAGTGATTACAATTTTACAGATACCGACACGAAACAATATCGTTATCAAGCGGTATATGATTTAAATTATTTTTAATTAAAGGAGAATGGAATGAGTCCACAAACAGAAGAAACAGGAACAGGAGTAAGACAAATGAATAAACCATCATCCGCAAACGTAACCGCTGCTAAACCTAATATTGGCGGAGCAGTATCTAGTGCAGCATTAGGAACAACTCTTCCTTCTAATGCAAAAGACGTTCTCAATGCAGCATTTAAAACATTAGGATATATTTCCGAAGATGGCTTGACAAACAAAAACTCACCAGAGAGCGGAGAAGTTAAAGCATGGGGTGGTCAGACAGTTCTTTCATCTCAGACTGATAAAAAAGATACATTCAAATTCAAATTGATTGAAGGCTTGAACATTGATGTATTAAAAGAAGTTTATGGTGAAGCTAATGTAACTGGAACACTTGCAACTGGTATTACAGTTAAAGCAAATGCTAGTGAATTACCTGAGCATATTCTTGTTATTGATATGATCTTGAAGAATGGCTCTGTGAAGCGTATCGTTATTCCTCGTGGAAAAGTTAGCGAGATTGGTGAAATCGGGTATAAAGACGGTGAACCAGTTGGATATGAATTAACAATCACAGCATTGCCTGACAATGAAGGAAACAACCACTACGAATATATTCAAGGAGCATAATATATGGCTAAGACAGTAAAAGGAAAAACACCATCTGGTTTCAAATTTGAAATCAGCGAGCGACGTTTAAATAACTACGAACTTCTCGAATTGATTGGGGAAGTAGATGAAGGAAATGGGCAAGCTTTTCCTAAAGTTCTTAAACTTCTTTTTGGAGATGACCAAGCTAAGGCTTTCAAAGATCATCTACGAGAAGAAGATGGTATTGTACCAACCGATAAGATTTCAGAAGAATTGAAATCTGTATTTGAAACTATTCGTGAAGTAAAAAAATCGTAGTCCTTGCACAGATGATAAAACAAGATGAAGATGCTCTTATCTGTGATCTTGCAGAAACTTATCGGATATACGACTATAGACAGCTACCTCTTCTACAGGTAGCTGTTTTTGCATATGGCTTAAGAGATGATAGCAGAATTAAAAAAATCATCTCAAATCAGGTTGTATCATTAGATACATTGCTTTTTGCAAGTATGGTAGATAGGCTATCTCTTTCTTTATGGCTCCAAACTAAAGATGGTCAAAAAGGAACAAATCGTCCAAACTCAATTGTAGATCATCTGACTAAAAAAGAGGAAAAAGACGATAAAGACTATCTTGTATTTAAATCTGGTGAGGACTTTGAAAAATATCGTGAAAAATTACTAACTAAAATGGGAGGTGAGGAATAATTGGCAACAGAATTAGGTAAAGCCTATGTACAGATTATTCCGTCCGCAAAGGGAATTAGCGGAATGATTCAAAAAGAAATGGGTGGTGAAGTTGCTTCAGCTGGTGTTAGTGCGGGCGAATCCCTCGGTTCTAAAATGGTTGGTGCTCTAAAAGCTGTAGTTGTAGCTGCTGGAATTGGAAAAGCAATTGGTGCAGCATTAAGTGAAGGTGCAGCTCTTCAACAATCTCTTGGTGGGATTGAAACTCTCTTCAAAGATTCTGCTGATAAGGTTAAAGGTTTTGCAAATGAAGCCTATAAAACTACAGGTTTGTCCGCAAATAAGTACATGGAGAATGTCACGGGATTCTCAGCAAGTCTATTGCAATCTTTAGGTGGCGACACGAATAAAGCTGCAGAAACAGCAAATATGGCAATGATTGATATGTCTGACAATGCCAATAAGATGGGTACATCTATGGAAAGTATTCAGATGGCTTATCAAGGATTTGCGAAGCAAAACTACACAATGCTGGATAACCTAAAGCTTGGATATGGTGGTACAAAACAAGAAATGCAACGGCTTTTGGCTGATGCAGAGAAATTGACTGGTGTTAAGTATAATATTAACAACCTCTCAGATGTGTATAGTGCTATCCATGCAATCCAGGAGAATCTAGATATAACCGGAACAACAGCTAAAGAAGCAGCATCGACATTTACTGGTTCATTTGAATCCATGAAGGCAGCAGCTCAAAATGTTCTCGGCAAGCTCGCTATTGGTGAAAATATTTTGCCATCTCTTAGAGCTTTGCTTGATACAACATCAACATTTCTGTTTAACAATTTCTTACCGATGTTAGGAAATATTTTCTCAGGACTTGGAGTTGTATTATCAGAAGGCATAAGCAATGTTGTATCTCAAGTTTTTGGAGAATCTATTGGAAATGCAGTAAACGGTCAACTATCGAGGGTAGTAGGAATCTTTCAAACATTTTTTGATATGATTTTTGGATCCTTGAATAGAGAAGACAATGTCGATATTTTGGAAGCTTTAGGATTTTCTAAAAGTGCTGCAAATCAAATTGTCAATATCGCAGAAAATATACGTATTACAGTTGTAAATATAGGTTCTGCCATAGGTGATATTTTAGGAATCGCAGGAGAATTTGTCAGCGAGCTGTTAGGTATAAAGGATGGAGAACAAGGTGTAAACCTTTTAGGTGTAGCATTTGAAGCATTGACAGGATTTTTGAGAGAAGCTTCAGGGATTTTAAAAGGGTTCACAGGGTGGCTAAAGGAAAATCCTGCTGTAGTTGCTTCAGTGACTTCTGCAGTAGTTGGTCTGACTGCTGCTTGGAAAACCTATAAAGGAATTAGTCTAGGGATTAAAGCTATTGAGATGGCTAAAAACGCTATCTTTGGAACCTCATTTGCTTTGTCACAAGCAATGGCTGTTGCCAATGGAACTTTGACGGCTACATTAGCTGCTGAAAATGCTGCTGCAGTAGGAGCAAGTGGTGCTTTTGGTGCATTTAATGCTGTTTTATCTATAAATCCAATCATATTAGCAATCGGTGCTATTGCAGGTCTTGTTGCTGCACTAGCTTGGTTCTTCACACAAACAGAAACAGGTAAAGCAATCTTCCAGGATTTCATGACGTGGTTATCTAATTTATGGGGATCAATTGCACCAGGACTAACTGAAATTTGGAATAACATGGTTACAGCTGCAACCACTGCATGGAATGCTATGGTGGAATTTGTAACTCCAATTGTTCAAGAGGTAGCCTCATTTATCAAGACGGTTTGGGATAAAATTTCCACTTGGTGGTCTGAAAATCAAGGGTTGATTCAACAGACTTTTGAAACTGTATGGAACACAATCCAGACGGTAATTCAAACTGTTATGCCTATCATCCAATCCATTATTGAAATAGCAATGAATATCCTTGCTCCTTTTATTGAGACCACATGGAACAATATCTGTACAGTTGTTACGACTGTCTGGGAGTTGATTAAGATTGCTATTCAGACAGCTATGGACGTTATTGGTGGAATCATTACGGTTGTTATGGCTGTTATAAATGGTGATTGGGAAACTGCCTGGAACACTATAAAGAGCGTTGGGGAATCAATCTGGAATGGATTGTCTTCTGCAGGGCAAGCTATCTTTAATGGATTTTCTCAGATATTGTCTAACATTTGGGAAACTATTAAAAGCGTAGCAAGTTCTGCTTGGGGAACACTCAAATCGACGGTTCTGGGACTAATTAATGGGATTGTTAATGGCGCTCAAACAGCGTGGAATACCATGAAGCAAGCTGTAAGCAGTCTAGTGTCAAATGTAACAAGTATCTTTAATGGAATTAAGAATATCAATCTTTGGTCTGCTGGTAAAGCAATCTTAGATGGATTCTTAGGCGGATTAAAATCTGCCTGGACTAGTGTCACTGATTTCGTTGGCGGAATCGCTGGATGGATTGCAGATCATAAAGGACCTATTGAATATGACCGTAAACTATTGATTCCTGCTGGTAATGCAATTATGCAAGGTTTAGATAGAGGTTTACAAGATAGATTCAGAGATGTTAAAAACACTGTTGGAGGCATGGCTGGAGAAATTTCTGATGTTTTTTCAGGAGATAACCTAGATCTAAATTCGACTTCATCTGTTTCAAAGAATCTTGAAGCACAGTTATCTATGCCATCTGCTCAGCTTGAAGTAAAAGAGGACAAAACAGTGTCTGAGATAGCGATTCTGAGAGCAAGTATGGAAGATATCCTTACTGCTATCCTTGAAAAACCAACAGATACTTATCTAGACGGTGAGAAAATTTCATGGAATAGCTATCAAAGACAAGGCACATTCTTAGCAAGGGAGGGAATTTAATGGATTATATAATCATTAATGGTTTTAATACATCAACCCTTCCTGGTTGTGTTGTGACAGATTTTGGAGAAGTATCAGGAGCAAAACCAAGAGGTGAAGTAGCTTCTCTTCATGGAGTAAATGGTTCGTATCGTATACTAGATGGTTCATATGAGAGTTATGAAAGAACTTTTAAGTTCTACATTAAAAAATTAATCGATATTTCAGTTATTGTTGATAAATTTCAACCGAATGATAATATCCTTGAATTTAGTTATCATCCTGAATCAGTATTTTATGCCAACTTCTTGACAGCAACTTACAAACCTGATGGAAACCATGCATGGGAACTAACCATTAAGTTGACGATGCAGCCGTTTAGATATCAAAAAAATGTGAATCCAGAAGTATTTACTGCTCCTGGAACAATTACGAATCCTGGTACAGTCTATTCAGAGCCTATTATTGAACTTGAAGGCGATGGGGATGTTTCGATTACTGTTGGTAACAAAACAATGTATCTATCACTAAAAAATAAGGCAACAATAGACTGTCGACAAGGGAAACAAAATATCTATAATGCTGCAGGTTCTATACAAAATACTCTTCGAAAACGAGGTGTTTTCTTAGAAATTCCTACCGGTAGAACAGGTATCACATATACTGGAAATGTTCGTAAGTTGACGATTAGACCACACTGGAGGTACAAAATTTGATTTATTTAACAAATGGGAATATTCCTCTAAATGCAGCTGATAATGACAAGATTGTCCAAGAAGCAAATAGCACTTATCAGTTGTCTTTTCGTTTTCCTACGTCTGATCCATTGTGGGAACAATTAAGAGAAGAAACGAAGCTTACAGCAGACGACCTTCATGGTGAACAAGATTTCATAATCTTTGAGGTAGAGAAGAAAAATGGGTTCATCCAAGTATATGCAAACCAGATAATGACTCTACTAAATAATTATGTTATTGGTCCGCTTGCTCTTGATCGTGTATCAGGATCAACTGCTTTGAGCCAGTTTGCTGGAAGTATCACAAGAGAAAATCCATTTTCTTTTTTCTCTGATATTGATGATCGCCATACTTTTAATACTGACAGTATTAATGCGATGGCTGCATTCACAAAAGACAAGCACTCTATATTAGGACAATGGGGCGGAGACTTGGTTCGCCATGGATATCAAGTCAAGTTGTTAAAAAATGGCGGTTCTGAGAATGAATCGCTTTTTATGTACAAAAAAAATCTTTCAAACTACCAACAGAAGACATCAACAAAATCATTAAAAACTCGAATCACTTTTAAAAAAACGATTAAAAGTGAAAACGGAAATAATGATGAACGTAAAATTGCAGTTGTAGTTGATAGCCCTTTAATCAATAAATATAGCCAAATTTATGAAGATGTAATTGAAGTTACTGATCAAAATGTAACAGATGAATCTAGCCTTCGTGAATACGGGAAGCAATACTTCAGGACCTCTCTTTGCGATATGATTGAGGATAATCTTGAAATTTCTGTTGTTGGAAGAGGTGATGTTGCAGTTCAAATTTTCGATACGGTAAGCGTATTTCACGAGACATTTAACTTAGATGTTCGTAAGAAAATCACAAAATATACTTACATTCCAATGTCTGAGAAGCTATTATCTATTGGTTTTGGAGAATTCAAATCAGGACTAGCGAACGCAATCGGTAATGCAGTAAGCGATGCGGTTAAGAATGAAACTCAACATTTAGATGGAATTTTTGAAGCTAAATTAGCTAAAGAAATTCAAAACGCAGACCTTGCTTTTGACCGAAAAAAAGAAGAATTAACCAATCAATTCACAGATGAAGTGAACGCAATAAAAGCCAAAGCAGAAGAAAACAAGCGTGCTCTGTCGGATGAAATCGACAATCGATTCTCAGGTTTTGATAGCAGCATGAACGAGAAGCTGGAAGACCAGCAAAGTAAAATCGAAGAGATTCGTGCTATTGGCTCAACGGTTACTCGGACGGCAGAAGAAGCTTTGGATGAAGCTAGAAATGCTTTAGAATCTGCTAAAACATCCAAAGACTTGTCTGATTCAAACCTTGTTAAAATCGAGCAGATAACTGACAGAATCAGAACACTTGTAACTAAACAAGAAGTTGACCCGTTAACAGAACGGTTGAGGATTGCTGAAAACAGAATCGAGGTTCAAGCTGACCAGATTATCGAGAAATTATCTCGTACTGATTTTGACAGATTGGCCAATGACAGAGGTTTTCAAAATGCTACTCAAGTGCAGAATATTGTCAAGAATTCTGTTGATGGATTTCAACGAACTATTTCACGAATTGAAACCAAATTAAGAGATGTTATTCGTAATGATAACCTCTTGCAAAATTCGTCTATCATCCCTTCTGGAAATGGTTTGGAAGGCACTTGGGAATTAAATATGTCTGGTGGTAATGGTCAGACAGAAGTTATTGAATTAAGAGATGCACCACATACCGCTGTCAAAAAAGGTATTCGTGTCGTCAATAATACAAATGGCGGGAACAAGGATTTCGGACAATTTACAGACTTGAAGATTGGCGAAAAATACACGATGTCTTGTTGGGCAAGGGTCTCATCGACCAGCTCAAGCCATAATGTCAATCTTTTGATGCGTTCGTGGACAACCAACGACACAAATCGCATATCAATCAAGCCTATCTCAAATACAGACTGGGTTCGTTATCAATTCACATTCACAGCTGACACTGCTCGAAACAAAATACAATTCGGTCAAAATGGAAATGGCAGTCTTGAAATTTGTGGTATGAAGCTTGAGCATTCTGACCGCATGACAGACTATGATATTTCATCCTCTGAAATCGTGAGTGTCTTGGAATTTAACGATGTAGTCGATACGGTTAAAAGTCACGCTCAAACGATTCAGAGACAGAATGAGTCTATTTCTCAAGTGCTTCAGACTGCGGATGGATTGGTTAACCGTGTATCTAACTTCCTAGAAGATTTTAACCTGGTATATGATCCAACAAATTTCAGCAAGTGGATTAAGAAGCAAGCTGAAGCGAATGTAATCGAAGTTCAGGCTGGTACTAAGTTGCTACGAATCACAAATACTGGTAAGACTCAAGCAGTCTACCACGGATTCACTTTGCCACTCACAACATCGACCTTCACGAAGGGCGAAAAGCTTAGCTATCGCATGGAAGTTTGGGTGGATGTCTTACCAGATGCCCCTCTAGGAATTGAGCTATGGGCGAATGACGGTGGACTTGCATCGGATAGAGTAACACTCACTAAAACTGGCACTCAAATCATCACAGGTACGATGACCGTACAGAAATCATCGACTAAATCAAGGGAATACCCTCTAGAAATCTGGTTAATGAAGAATGGACAAGTTGCCATCGGTCAGGTATCGCTTATTAGAGGTGACAAACCTCCTAAACGCTTCAGCGATAACACATCTACACAGG